TCGTGACTCCGGACATGTTGGTGGAACTCCCCATTGTGCACGCATGCTCCAAATGCAAAAAGAAGTCTTTGAAGCCGTTTGACTGTGCAGACGTTCATGTACCTCTGGACTTTCCAGTCAAGGAAAAAATTTGGTTTATTGATGATTCATTGAATGTGTCTAGACCTCCTGCTGTGTCAGACGTCTTTAGGCGGTTGCAACAGCTGCGCGCTTCTTCTTCGAAGCCGTCGTCGGGGCCGGAGCCTCGTGGTGGTGAACCTCAACCTCAACCGGAGGTGCAGACGGCGCCTCAACCGTAGGCACCTCGACCTCCTGCTCGTCATCCTCGGCGTCCGGCTCCCGGATGTCCGAGAAGGCCTGCGAAGCCGTCACCTTGTTCGGGGCAAACACCTTGGCGTGCGTGACGCGCCACGTGACACCAAAGCCAGTGCCAGTCACGTAGATGCTCGGCGTGATGACCATGCGCCCCTCGATGCGCTTGGCAAAGACCTGCTCAATGTTCTCGGGAGTCACGGCAATGTCCATGTCGCGTGCATCACACACGCTCATGCTCACCTTGCCATCCCAAACCGAGATCTTCATGCGGAGGCTAGGCGGGTACTTGCCATTGGGCACCCACTCGCCATTGACCTTCTCCACACTCTGGTTCAGGATCGGCTTGAAGGTCTCCCGGAGGACTGCCTCGGAGCGCTGCTTGCCAAACCACTTGGAGCTGTTAGAACCAGCTGCGGCAATGATCTTCTCCTGGAGGTCGAGGAGAAAGTTGTAGAAGTTGCCGATCTCTGATCCGTCCATGTTGCGATCCTTGGCATAGGTGTCGCACCCCTTGAGCGAGGCGAGGAGCGAGTAGCTTGACTTGCCAGTCTCGTCGGTACGAACGACAACACCAGCCGGGTAGAAGATGCGAGGGACACGAATCTGCAGATTGTTCTGTCCATTGTACTTGAGGGGAACAGTCTTACCACCTGCCTTGTTTGCGCGAATGTCGCCAATGGAGATGAGGTTGATGTCAAGCTTGTCAGAAGGAACGATTGCGGGCGTGCTCATTTTGTTCTTGGGTGTAAGGTCAAGTATCCCTCGAAACGGACTTTTCGTTTTTAGCAGAGGAATCCAGATTTAAAAGTTTAGGAAACCCCACGGTAAATACAGTAAGTCGCAACTGCCCACAAGGCCCACCAAGGCAGATAGGCGGATAGATAGGTCGACACCACGTAAAACACGACAGCGTGCAAGAGTGCGCTCCACATGACTCCGAACAGGGGAGGGATCAAGACGCCGGGGGTCAGCACGAACATCAAAAGCGATGAAGTGAGAAGAGAATACATTTGTCTATCCGGCGTAAAAAAAAGCACTTTCAAAAGACCTGTAGAATCAAGACATGCCGACCCGCGAGACACTGCCCAAGGAAGAGGATGGAGAGCGTGTAGATTATCTTGACGAGGACCCGGAGATCCCGACACAAAAGTATTGCATTGTTTCCTTCTTGAGCCCGGAAAAGGTGATTCAGCAGAAGAACGAGTACATGTTCGAGCGCTTTGTCGAGTGGATGGATTACGAGTGGAAGGTCAAGGGACTCGAGCACCTCATGGCGTTCCTGTCCAAGAAGTACTCACTGAAGATTGACGACCTGATGGCTGATGCGAATGACTTTGTCAAGGTTCGCAATGCCGAGGTCAAGGAGACGGATGTGCACGAGCAGTACCAGATCTTTCTCCTGAACCACGAGAAGGAGCTTCAGGAGAAGTACGATAACAAGGTGGAGTTCCGCACAAATGTCCGGGGTGTCAAGGTGCGCCGTTCCTTCCCGACAGTCGAGGAGGCCCAGCTCTTTGCCAAGGTTCTCCAGCGCCGCTACCCGAAGGATAACCTGTACATTGGCAAGGTGGGTGCGTGGCTGCCGTGGGACCCTTCGGAGCATCTTATGCCGGAGGTGGAGTATGCCGAGCAGGAGTTGAACGAGCTGATGCGCAAGTACAAGGAGAACGAGGTGAACAAGGAGATGTTCTTTGCCGAGGAGCGTGAGGCGTCGATCAAGAAGCAGAAGGATGAGAATGCTCGTCGCCGCAAGGAGAATGAGGCAGCCAAGGCTCTCGAGGATGCGTCCAAGGCTGTTCACCCGACGGAGGGTGTGATCCGCGACTAGTGTTTCAGTAACATGATACCGACGCACACCAGTCCCAAACCGATATAATTCGAAGGCTTATCGAGCCTGTCCCCTAGTACGATATATGCAGCAAGACTTTCAATAATAGCTGAAACACCGTCCCACATTCCATTCACATACAGCACGTTGTCTGATCGGAGGCTCTTGATCAAAAAGTAGATAACGGCAATATAGCCCAGTACACCTCCTCCAAAATAGAGGGGTTTATTGGTCTCTGCATACCACCGGAGGTTGAAATCTCCAAACACTTCCACCACTGATAACATCAAGATATCTTCGAACCCCATTTGTTTCTCTCTCCGATAAAGTAATGGTAATGTCGTCGAACGCAGCTGCGGGCGCGGGTCCGGGTGGAGGCGCAGGGGCAGGCGCTTCGGCGGGCGTGCAAGTTTACGAACTGATGAATATTGATCCCTATTTTAGTACAATCTTTGACAACTTGCGCATACGCGTTATAAGTGAAACTCACCCTACGTTTCCAGCATTTTTAGATCAACGAAATCCCGACATGCGACTGCCATTTAACATAGTGAAACCGGGCTACAACACCGTTATAGAAATATTGGGAATTCGTAGAGACAATGGAATTGGATTTCCGTTAGTTGGTGCACTCATCCGTTCCGGACATAAAGACGGTTACGTTGTTCATGAAATTTACAGTGTTTCTACGTCGAACGCGTACAAGAGATTTTTAGATATCAGAAATTCAGGTGCCGGATCGGTACGCGGGCCAAGTATAGCGAAAGAACTTATGCGGTATCTATTGACATTTCACAATCGTTTCAAGCTCAACGATGATGGAAGAGATATTACCGAGACTCCTGAAACGCGGACTGTTTTATACTGGTTAGGAGTCCAAACTCAAGGAGCTGATCCGAAAGAAATCACTCGTCTTATAACCCTCTATCGAGAGGCGGGATTTTTCTTTCCAAACCTTATCTGCGGAGTGGTCGAAGCACAATTACATCGAAGCTACGTTAATAGCAGGCAGAGCGTTCCGTTAGGAGGAGCACCTGTTCCTTTTAAGTTCATAAGTGGTTATTGGTCAACATTAATCAAGGAATATACCGATGGGTATACAGACGATTATTTCAACGCCGATAATGCTAGTTTGTACTTGAATGGTCGAGAAAAAGATTATGCATTGCTTAAGAAGCGTGTAGAGCATACGGGATTTCTCAATATAAACGATAGGGGCGTTCTCATTCAAGAGCCCGCGAATTACTCGTTTGTCGCTAATTGCCCCCCGGGGTTCGATATTGAAGAGCATAATGATGTTCACGGTGGTTCGTATACCTTCCGTGACCAAGTGAAATACCATAATAGTGCACCGGTTGGGATTTTTTTCCAAGACCCTGCAAGGAACTCTTTTACACGTTTCCACTTTCATACGCATCCACTTGTGTGCCATGCCGAATATAACGTTGCAAGAGGATTTCCGTCTCAACCGGATATTCAGATATTGTTTCATAAAGACTGTGATATGCAAGTTGGCGGATTGATGGTGTTCTCGAGGGAAGGGACGTGGCTGATTCGCATGAATCCATATCTTCTATTCTTGAAGGAAAGGTATCCGGATAGATACGAGGTTTATCGTGATAAAGCAGAAAAGTACCTTGAAATATTAACAAGTAGTGCTAACGAGATTAAATTGTATAATACGACAAGAAATTATACTGCAGCAGAAATTGCAGCAGAAACTAACAGGATGGTAAATATTACGAGTATGAATGAGCCTTCAGTCGAAGATCTTAAACAGGTTGAGTTATACCTTGGTTTGGTGAATTCTCGTTACTTATCGGTCTTTCCAGTTGACGGAATGGAAATGGCTCTATTTTCCGTACAGTTCATAAAACGGAATCAAGAAGGGTATCGGTTTGCGTATATCAGAAATAAGTAGATACTATATACAATGGCATCAGCAACTAGTACGCCGCCGCGCAGTGCAGCGGGTGAGCCACAGTCACAACCACCTACCGTTCATCGTCCGGATGCTTTACAACTTCCGGTGCCGCCTTCTCCTGGACCGGTGCCCAGAAGTGCTGCTGCAGCAGGTGAAGGCGTCAACCGTAATTTATTTCCGGAACCCGGACCTCCACAATCTGTTCCAAAGTGGGAAAAGTACATGGGCGCACCTGTTCAGACTGCGTTTATAGGTCAAATGTCTGTGTTTTCTGGTCTTGAAGGCGATATTGATGTTGAACCCATTTCTGCAGATGACCCAGCACTACTTGCCGCCATGGCCAGCCCTGTAAAGCCGTATGAACCGCGAACAAATGACGATTCAATCTACGGGGTACCGCCCGCTGCTGCACCCGGTGGGCCCGCTGGGCAAGGAGGACAGGGAAGGAGGGCTAGGACCGGTCGGAGGCGCCTTCTTTCCGGACCCAGACGGACTGCTCGGCGCCGCGCTTTTTCACGGAGCCGGCGGTATACGAGTCCGCAGCTAGTATAGCCGATTTAAACTCACGATTGTCGGCCCACAAAGACTGGTCGCATAACCGGAATGGAGGGTGATCGGCTGCCTTGTACCAAAACACTTGGTCCTCGAGCTTGTTGGAATTGACGTTGTTGCAAATGACCAGGCACTCGAAGTTTTCCGTGCACTGGTCCATGAACGTACAGAACATATCAAACGTCGGAAACATGCCCGCGTAATTCTCGTAAATCCTACGACGATTACCTAGGATATTCTCGCGCAGAATAAAGACGAAATCCACGTTGGTGCGCAGGTTAGGCGTGATACCCAGTGGATATTGCATGGTGATCATGGTCATCATGTCAATGTGACGGCCGTTCATGAAGACGTACCGGGTCGACTCCTCCTTGATCCACGTCGAGTCATACAAACAGTCGTCGAGAATCAGGAATGCACGCGGGTCCATGCTAGAACTTCCACCACGAACCGTCTTGTCGCGATTTCGGTTTTGCTTGACATTCATTTGCCGCTTAATGACGTTCATAATGATTTGAGGGGTGTACTTGTCATGAATGAATTTCGAAGGGACCATATGTTGAAAGAATTCGTTGGCCACCTCTGTGCCGGAAATGACTGTACCGACTGGAAAACACGACTGGGTCTCAAACAGAATATCGCGCACCAAGAAGGACTTGCCCGTGTCCTTCTTGCCGATAATGACGATCATGGGACTCTTGCGCGAATCGATTTCACATCGATCCTTGATCATGTCCATATTGAATTGCCGGAGTTGGAAGTTCATTGTCTATTCGTTACCAATAAATATCAGTCGAAAAACTGCACGGAGGCACAGTATAGCGGAAATGATCAAAGTACTTGGGCTGAATTGAGTGTGTGATTGAACCCAGTAAATGCGACCACGGAACGGGATAGTCTCCTCCATACTCGAGGCAATCACGTACAATGGATCTGCGACTTGTGCGCAACGAGGGAAGGAGAGCATCCATCCGTTTGTGAAGCTCGATGCCCCATTCTGTCGTGTACGGAGTCCCGGGACGGCAAATCAACGATCCGTTCCCAAGAATTTTTGACCCATACACTCGGCTCTCTGAACATCCAATGTGTGAAGTAACTGGAATGGGATATCCATTCATCCATACCTCCGGATCGTCCATTTCCTTAAACGCTTCGACCCATGAACCCGTGGGGTTCTTAATGTCGGCATAGCCACCGCCATAATGATGCATCAAGTACCACCGGAGATAGTCGGAACGATGAATTCCCGTCAAGTACGGATATCCTTCGTGCAAGGGGTGGTCGGGAAGAATGTAGTTGGAAAGGTTGGATTCTGTCACGAGCTCGAGTGGAACTCCCGGAACTGTGCGAAGAAGGTCGATTGCGGCTTGACGATTTTTTGAAATCGGTGTCGAGTCACACCAAAGTGCAAAGATCCGCATTATTCTACGGGCACAGTCAATCATGTCTCGTCAAAACGAAGACATCTCAAACCCCTCTGGATACACAATGGGCAAGGATCTACGGACACTCCCTGTCGACTTGAAGCTCGGTCGACTCCCGAAGCTGGAAACAGAGGTATGGGGACTGCAAAAGCCCCAGCCTTTCTTCCCGTCTCTTGAACATCTTTTTAAGACGGAACAGCTCGGGGCTATTATGGAGGAGTTTGGGATCAAGCACCCTGACGGAATCGAATATATCGCCAATCCAGATACGATTTGGACCCGTGATGGAAAAGAGGTTAACGTGCATCGGAAGACAACCATGATCTTGAGCCCCTTCAAGACGATGAAGGGTGAGTACGGACACCCGGGACTCCCCAAATCGTCCGAGGTTGCAAAGGATATCTCCGACCGCCTGCAGAACCAGCACACGGCTGCCTACGTGGGCGCATTAACCGCTTCAGTCCTTGCATCGTGTCCCTTGTTTCCCAAGGTGTATGGCGTTCTTGTCAGTATGGCAAAGACCTTCGTCCTTGACATTTCCGACGATTACGAAGACATTTGTGAACGAAAGTGGTTTATCGACAACCTAGGCAAGACCTTCGAGCTCAACATCCAGTCTCCTTCAGATTCCACATTCACACACACGCGTGGTCAGCGTGCATCGGTTATGCTTGGAGAGACTGCAGACCTGGAGTTTGAGGATGTCGATGCCGAAGAGGTTACGGATCAACCGGGTGACATCGTTGAGTCGGAAGAGTATGCAATTGACAAGGACGAATCCGACGACGTATCTGACGACTCCAAGTCAGATGTGTTTGACATTGAATCGTGTGGGTGTGAAGAGCAAGACGATGCTGAAGAGGAGGAGGAAGAATGCGACGAATCCTTTGCCTGGGTGACGTTCAAGGATGTTCCCGTTGTCACGACAGTGATGGAAAAATGCGCGGGGAGTTTCTATGATCTCCTCGATAGCGACGAGGACTCGCAGCATCACACCGCATGGGTCGTTCAGATTATTCTCGCACTGGCCTATGCCCAACGGACAATTGGCTTCACGCATAACGACCTCCACGGTAACAATGTGATGTATGTGAACACGGAGGATGAATTCGTGTATGCAAAGAATGCGGGGGTGTGCTACCGGGTTCCCACCTACGGAAAGTTGATCAAGATTATCGACTTTGATCGCGCTGCCGTTTCAATCCGCGTTCAGGGAATGAAGGAGCCGCGTGCGTTTGTGAGCAGTCAGTTCCATCCGGACGAAGAGGCGTGTGGACAGTACAATATTGAGCCGTACCTTGTTCACGACAAGCCGCGCATCCCTCTGAATGCATCTTTTGACCTTGCACGCTTTGCCACTTCGGTGTTCTGGGATATGTTCCCTCGCGGCCCGGACTTTGCCTACGATCATCCCTTGTTCGAGCCATTCAAGGCGTGGATGTCATGTGCCGATGGAACGTCTGTCCTCTATCGTGAGAGCCACGATAACCATGACCGGTACCACGGCTTTGACCTGTACAAGGCGATTGCACGGTTCTGTACGAATGCCGTGCCACGCAAGGAGTTGTTGCGGTTCAAGCAGTTCCAAGTTCCATCGTTTCCTGCAACAGTCCCTTTTTTCTCTATAGACCTATAAATGCGTCTTCCTCTGCCTCACATGTCACGCACAAAGTGGATCCTGCTCGCTCTGGCGATTGTCGTTGGCCTGTTCTTCACGGGGACGCTGCGCATCGAGTCGTTCACAGTTGGTCAGGATGCCCCGGCGTCTGCGTGCACACCGGCCTGCTCGGGCGGTAAGAAGTGCAAGTACACATCGACCTCTGGCTCGGGTAACCCTTCGTGCCAGTAACTTACGCATTGAATCATTGGGTCATACATGGACCCAATTTATGCTAGGTATTGCGCCTATGTGCGTACAATCGTACAGAAGCGAGATTTGACCAACTTCAAGAGACGTCCTTCCTACACGTACATGCTCGAGCATGTGTCGCCTGTTCTAGGTGAAAAGTATTTCAATGAGCTCAAGACCACCTTTAAGATGTCGAATGCTGATATTTATAGTTTTTGCGCCCGCAATGACCGTATCGGGTCGCCGATGCTTGCGAGTTATGATGGCCTTGTAGTCTCGCCAAGCTCTCTCCGGTACATTTGCCACGCGGCACTTGCTCTCTCCCACTGTCGGCGAATCAGAACCCTGAACCCGTCATTCGTGGAGCTCGGATGTGGGTACGGCGGCCTTGCACTGGCAATTGCACACTATGCGCCCATGTTCGGAGTAACGGTAAAGTCGTACACGATGATTGATCTCGATGAGCCCTCTGCTCTCCAGGCAGAGTACATGAACAATCATAAGGTCCCGTTTCCGATTTCGCTCCAGCGCGCAAGTACGTATGGTAAGGATGTCCAGGGAACAGACAACTTTCTCTTGAGCAGTTACTGTTTCAGTGAGATCGAGCCGCCGAACCAGCAAGAGTATCTCCGCGTCCTGTTCCCCAAGTGCTCCCACGGTTTCATTCTCTGGAACTGTTGCAAGATCTTTGACATTGGGAAGGAGATTACCGTTGAGCCGGAGGTTCCGCTGACATGTGATCCAAACAGCCCGAACCTGAATTACCACGTTTACTTTTGAATATGCAGGATGGGAAACAAGTGAAAGCATTCCGGATCCTCTTTCCAGCGTTCAATGTCGTCGGGGGTCAGCGTGCGCAAAATGTCGAGTAATGCTGGATCTGTAATTTCATTCATAAATACAAATCGATCCTTTTGCTTCAAGAGAGACACGGTGCTGTGTGGATTCATTCGAATGCGCACACCTGCCTGTGACGTACGGTATGAGAATTCAACATCTTCTCCTTCACCCCAAACCTTTGTCTCGTCGAGTGGGAATCGGAGTGCAATGTGGCGTTTGACCACATAAAACGCACCCGATACATATGCGAGCTTGGAGGTCAGCTCCGTATGTTCAAAGTCGTACGGAAGTAGGCATTGGGTTTCGAATGCAGGGTTGAGACACTTGACGTAGCGTGGAAATAAGGTGTGGTCCCGAAACCGGGAACCGTCGTGGTTCAGAATTCGGTTTACGCAGACATCAAAGTTGGAACCGAATTTCAAGAACCCAGAGTACCAGTCCGGATGAAAGATCACATAGTCGTGCAAGAGTACAATGTTCTCATATCGTGCGAACTGACACACTAAATTCTTCTTTCGCGTGATCCAATTCGCCTTTGCGCGTTCATCCAATCGAATGACACGAAGGTCGCCCATTGTCCGTTTCGACGGTGTTCCGACAAGAATGATTTCATAATTCGGAATGTGGAGCTGGCGTATCGAGTGAACGATTGCAGTAACATACTGGTCATTGCTCGTAATAATACCAAACGTAAAGTCCATTACTTTATCTAATGAAAAGGGTGCTTCAGTTTGACCGAACAACGAACCGGCTTGTTCAGGTGAACGAGTCGTCGAATGAAAGTGTCCTGATCCTCTACATTACGAACAATGACCGTTTCTTTGTGTTTGATAGGTTTCTCGATGAACTCAAGAGCGCGTCTGGACAGTACCATTTACTGATTGTGAACACGAGCCCGGAGAACATGTATGCCGATCATATGCGGGGGTCTGGGGTTCCATACACGTTTGCATGCGTTCCGTGTCCTCGAGTCGATTACTTGCCCAAGATCCGTTACGGTATCGACTTTGCAAAACAGTACGGGTTCAAGTATGTGATGAAATGCGATAACGATATCATCATCCCTGCATACACCCTTACCTACATGTATGCAAATCGCGGCCTTGTGCTTTCACATGGCTTGACGCTTTCGCCTTCACTTTCCACCGGAATTCCATCGGTCGAGTACTTTATTGAATCCCTTTGTACACCGGAAGAGATCGACCTGATTCGTAGCGATTTCAAGCAATGCGTGTTTCATGATCAGGAAACGATTTTTGATTACCGACCCCTCAACAAGTGTACTGTAGGTGCGGACAGGTGGGACCCTACCTATTACTTCAGGTCACTCAAGGAGTTGTCTGATTCCATGATTACAGATGTACATGGACGGGATCAAGCTCGACACTGTCGATTTTACCGGGGCATGCATCCGGTGCGTCACGGATTCGGAAACAAGCGTATCAA